AACTCCATTCCACTCAACCCAACCCAACACCGCCCAACCCACACCAACCCACCCCAACACACCCTAGCTCACCTAACCCAATCCAACGCAACCCAACCCGACACACGCCAACTCATCCCTGCACACTACACCACTAGCCCAGACACCGGCTTTAAACCTCGGTCACCCATGCCCAAGCGTGCCGCCACGCCCCAACAAGCCTACGAAGCCAACTTGCCCCACGGTCCCAAACAAGTCGCTCTGCTAGGTGACGCTCTCCTCAAACTAGACCTCTCCATCCTTTTCGGTCTCACACACCCTTCCCCCCACCAACACTTCGCCGATTATATCACCAATTCCACCCAGGCATACTACTATCTACGCTACTTTGATATCCCAACACCGACAGGCTCCAACGGATTGCCATTAAGCACCCACTCGCTCGGTACATTATTCGAGGTTTGCTACTTCCTTGACCCCTTCTTCCGCTTCACCTACCTCACAGTCTGCCGCAAAGCTCTGCCTGACGATGAGCGCCACCGAATGTGCGTTGAATCTCTTACGAGATGCACACAATATCGCCGCCTCCGAGAACTCGCTCTTCGCTGAAGCCTTGGCGGAAGATGATGCACTCCGCGCCCGCTGCCCGTATCACGTCCCGCTCAGCCTCCGAAACCTCCTCGCCACACAAGGGATCGGCACCTCCCACCGATCCGTCATACAACACGACCACCCCGCTAACTACGCCATAGGCGCATGCATGACCGATCTGTGCGTACGCAAGATCCAGCGCCCCTGCACAGCAATCCAAATGAAGACAAGCAAGTACCTGCTGTCCGCCAAAACCAACCCAAATATAGTGGCCAACGAACAGCTCACGCTCACCCACCTCGACAAAGTTCGTTTCCCCAAGGCTACCAAGCGCCTACTGGACACCATCAACACCCCCTGCGCGCTACTACACGAGGTCATGCAGTACCTCACCCCTGCCGACGTTGCTGAGCTATTCAAGCGATCGCCCAACCTCGAGGAACTTTACGCAGTTGCCATCATCCCGCCCGAGCTACTCTACGGTGATGAACCCTTCTGGCCTGACCTCTACCGCCTCGTAGACGCACAAGACGAAGACGAGAACGTGTTTTACGTACCCGAAAACCACTTCGCCGGCGCGTACCTCCAACCCCAAAGTGCCAAACAATGGTTCAGCATCAACGAGATTCACGGCTTAGGTCTTGAACTCAGCTGCACCCTCGTGGAGAGCCGTTTCGCCCACCACATCTTCCACTTTGCCCGGGGCAACGGTCTTGCTCAAACCCACCGCCTGATCAACTGCCCGGACGCAGTTGTTATCCCGGAGCTCCAATCGGGTTGCACCCTCGCTCAACGCACCGTGTCACGCAAGATCGGGCGCAAGATAGTCGACTATGGATTATTCATGAAGAACCTCGACTACAATCATGTCGGGAATCGCATCCGCGCCTTCCTCCAAGACGACCGCATCGAGATGTCCACGGCCACAGAAGTAGCCGCCACCAATCTAGTCCTCGCCATCGCGCGCACAAACATCCCGATAGCCGCTGCCCGACCCCCCGCGGTCACACCCCTCCAGTGGCTGCTGGAGAAGGGTCTCGGAGCTTGCGGCAACCCCGACCTCGCAGCCCACAGACTAGTGCTGCAAAACTACATCCAGTCCGTCACGGTCGCCACTCGTAACAATCTGATCAAGTGTGTGCCAGAGCACCTCCACGCACGCTCACCCACGACGACCTTCACCACGGGCAAGCTACCCCCAACCTCCGAAGCCGCCCTCCAACGCATCACCCTTACCATATTGACCGGCGACTACACAGTCCAGTACAGCCCGCCCAGTGGCTGCTCGCCGGGGGTCACACCCACTAGACCACGTTACTTCCTACGCACCCTTCTGGCGCTTCTCGGCAGCACCTCCGTGGTTCTCGGCATCGTGTACGCCCCCGGTCTTGCTGGCACCCTCGGCACCCTCCTCACCAACATAGCGCGCTGGGCTTTAGATAACCCTGTACCCGCCCTCTGTTCTCTAGCCGCAGCCCCCCGAGTCATTAAAAAACTTGTTGAATGGGCACCGATTGCTTACTCCGTTTTCGAGTGGCACTTCGATACCCTGGTAGGGGAGTACGCCGAACCGGTTCTCGCCCGGTTATGGGACTCTATGCCAACCGAACTTCAACAAGTGTGCTGCAAGATCCAACTTGCGCTATACCGGTCGCTCGAGCCCGCGCCCGCCCCACCTTCGGTACCCGTTACAACCACCCCGCTCACTGACCCACAGGGCGCCACGCCCCCCGCGACATCGGTCACCACCACCCCGACGATTGACCCGCAGGTGTCCACGTCAAGTCTATTTGCCACCCAACAAGCCCCAGTCGACAACACCGACATCAACACTGACGCCACCGCGCTCCAATCCGTGGACACGACAGGGACAACCCCGGCCACTCCAGTGGCAGCAGAACCTGGAATACCCCCAGAGACTAAGGCGCTCCCAGCCAACCCAGAACCCCAAACACACGTTCTGCCCACCGAGTTAAACGTCAGCCTGCATTCGCTCACCCCTCCCGCAGCACATGTCAGCGTCCCGGTGCAGAATTCCAGGTCAACCAGCATCGTTCGTAACACCAACGCCACGTTCAGCTACGCCCGGGTCACCAAACCGGGATTGCTCGATCTCACCGACGAGCTAGGCTTGACCGGCGAAGGCGAGTCTTGTTTGGTTATTAACTGCCCCGAGCACCTGTGCCCAGTTTTCACAGCAATCAACACACAAATCCGGCTTGCCACCATCACCAGCCTGGCCCAGTTCCCAGGCCTGCTCCTCGGGCGTGAGGTATACGACACCATAATCGTGTTCCCCTGCCCCACCCAGACCCAAATGTCGGTTGAATGGGTCAACCTCATGAGGCTAGCCATTCGCAACGTCAAGGTGGGCGGGGCCTTGGCTGGCTTGTGCCCAAAACCCTGTCCCAGCGTTGCTCAGTTCTTCTCAACGCTTCACGACAACGGCGCTGAGCCAGTGATCTACCTTGAGCACCGTCCACAGCCTTCGCCACACCACTACGTTATCTGCCACCCGGTGGCCACCCCCCTCCGCAACACGCTCGAACTCGACGAAACCTACATAGATTTCTCCGGGAAGATACTCAACTACACCACAGGTGCCACCGTTACCGCCCCTCAAGGTGCGTCTGTGCCCTTCCCCACCACTGACTACTGCCTAATTCAGGCCTTTGCCACCGCTCTGCAGGTGCCTCGAGAGCATGTTTGGGCTCAACTCACCACTGCCATCCCGGCCCCCGAAGCCAACGCCCTGAGTCGTAACCCTAGACCACTGAACGTCCGCCACCTCGAAGTAATAGCTGCAGCCTACCAAGTGAGGGTCAATATCAGTGCTGGCAAAGCATGGCCCAAGGGTTACCCAAAGGTGTACGGGGCTGCCCACAACAACAGCATAGTCCTCAGCTGGTCCCCCGACGGCAAAGGGCATTGGGAAGCAAAAGGGCCTAAACTCACCGCCCTGGCCACTCCCCAGCTCCCACAGGACATCCTGGCCCGCTCCATCAACGGGAGCTACTCTACTTACACCGCCACTACCCAGCGCTACGACACGTACGCCAAGGAATTGGGTTCTGGGCTCGTAGGCACCGTGCGCAGACAAGACGCCGGGAAGGCTGAACGAATCAAGGCCTTGGCTGACCTCCCAATGTCCAGACAGGTTCAAGTCAGCGTGCGGCTCGGTACATTCGGTTCTGGCAAGACGCATCCCCTGTGCGAGGCGGCGGCTTCTCTCCTCAAAACCAATCGCCGAGCCACCACCTTCATCGCCCCCCGCAAAGCCCTGCGCAATGCTATTAAGCGCAAACTTCGCCTCGCCCCGGGCATGGGCAAGTGTGCGCAGACGTTCGAGACCCCCCTCGTCCACGGCTGCGCCAATGTCGTCGTGCTAGATGAAATCGGCCTGTACCCACCAGGTTATGTCGATCTTTTGGTCACCCTCAACCCAAACATCACACACGTCCTACTAGTCGGCGATCCGGCTCAGTGCGACTATTACACTCCCGTGGCCGAATCCGACCTCAACACTCTGCCCAGCGAAATCGATCAGTTTAAGCACATGGCTACCGGCTACCTGCTTAAAACCCGAAGATTAGCCGTCGGTGTTGCCCGATCTCTTGGCATCCCAACCACGTCCACGGCCCCAGGCAACATCAGAGCCCTGAAGGGGCTACCCCAACACCACCTCCCGTACTTGGTGCCCAGCGACAAAGCCCGCTTGCGGGCGCTTGAAAGCGGGTACAAGGAGGTGTACACCTACCGCGGCTCCCAAGGGCAGGACTTTGACGGCCCGTATACCGTGTGCCTTGACGCCAATAGTGACCAGGAGGACGCCCGCCACCTGCTAGTTGCACTCACCCGGGGCAAAAGCGACGTCTACATCAATAACCTGGTCCCCACCAATTGCAGCCTGCACCCCAACTCGCTGGCCGCCGCAGTCGTCAACGGCCAACCGCTCCAAGAACAAGTGGCCAACATATTCCGCAAACACGTGCCAAATTTTCTGTTCCGCCCGACCGCGTAGGAGCTCCGGCCGGCGCCGACATCAACGAAAAGCTCCTAGCCTCGATTCCACCCGATAATCGTGTTCACGGCAAACTCGCCGATTTACCGCACCTCGCCTTTGACATCTTCGACTACGCCGAACCCTTCGCTCCGCCCGAGGAGAAAGGTCCCACGCACCGCCTACCCGACGTTTACCTACCAACATGTTTGCCGTTGGCCCCCCTCAGCACCCTCAACAAAACGGTTTGGGAGTTAGCCCACAAAGAACTCCGCGAAGTTTTTGATCCCCGATCCATGCTCACCACCGACCAGGTGCAAAATGATATGTGGCGTTCCGTCTTCCTACAGCACCGCACCAAAGATGAGGCCACCCAGAACCTTACCTGGGCCAAACGCATCTTCCTCGCCACGTATCAGGAAAAACTCGCGCGCTACCGGGCCTGCCGCATACCCGCCGACGCACTCTACTACTCGCTCACCCAAGCCCTCCACCTCAAGGAGACGCCCTTCGATCCCGACCTATACGCCAGATGCAGACGTGAGAATGAAGAGGCACATCTAGCAAGGCCGCTGCCCACGCTCAAGGGCCACGCTAGGCGCTCCGAGCCAACCTGGCCGCTTTATCAGATTCAACTCTTCCTTAAAAACCAAAAAATACGCAAATACGAAAAAATGGGCGCATCAGCTAAGCCCGGGCAGTCAGTCGCTTGTTTCCGAGCTCAAATGATCCTCCAACTGGGCACCGCCGGGCGTTACCTGCTCCACATGATACAGCGCACCTGTCCGCCAGAAATCCACATCTACACCAAGGAGACCTTGGCTCAGCTCGACCGCTTCGTGCTAGCCAATTGGGATTTCTCAAAGCTATCCAAAGAGACGGATTACGAGAGGTACGACCAGTCTCAACGCGAAGAATTCCTGCGAGCCGAAGTTATGCTTATGCAACTCTTCAACCTCCCCAAGGAAGACGTCGACCTCTACCTCGAAAGCAAGTTCAACGCACGGGTCTTTCTCGGTGAGTTGGACATCATGAGGCTCAGCGGCGAGTGGTGCACTTTCCTCTTCAACACCCTCGGCAACATCGCGTATCAGCACCTCCGGTACAAGATACCCCCCGGTACCGCCCAAATATACGCGGGGGACGACAGCTGCATCAATGACGTCTGCCCTGCTCGCGCAACCTGGTACGAGATCGAAGAACTGTTTGCACTCCAATGCAAAGTCCACTACTCTTCACGGCCCACGTTCTGCAGCATCAAACTCACACCCGCCGGGCTTCTCAAGCACCCTTCACTGCAATACGCCCGGCTCATGGCCGCCGTAGAGGCAGGTGAGTACCACCTAGTCGCGGATTCCTATTTCCTGGATTACGCGTTCAGCTACAGGTTAGGCGACCGCATCCTGGACATTTGCGACGCCGACGAACTTAGCTACCTACAGGCCACGGGTCGGTACTTCCACACCCACCCCACTCCCGCCATGCGACATTTCCTCACCACCCCCCACGAACACCTCTACCACACCTTTTAATTCGAAAACCCGCCAACCATCGCACAACCACCACCCTGGCCTACTCTTGCCGCTACCAAAACCTCATCCCTTACTTCCACCGACTCCACCCTATCGAGGTAGACATTACCTACATATACGAATACCATCATCTCCACAACAACCACACCAGCGTATATCGTTACCGCGTCTTGACATCACTCCCTCTGACGTCCACACTCGCCGCCCGCCGGCTCACCCACATTCTCCTCCACCATACCGACGCGCCCCAACGGCATCTCCGCTTCTCTACCTTCCAACACTACGCGGGGCCCCCCGGACCAGACACACTCACCCGAACACAACCCTTGGAGGACCAAGACTTCGGTCCCGGGCCAGCCAGTTTACGTCGCCACTTCGCCCTGCATCTCCTCGATACGTATCACATCGATAGCGTCGAACTCGAGTCGCTGACAATCCATTAACCTGGCTGTCGCCGTCCCTGCAGACCAAATCGCTTGGAACAACGCGCTCATCGCGGTTGCCGCCCACATCCCCCTCGTCCACCGCGCTACCAACGCCTTAACTGCCGCTTGGACTCTAGCCAACCGGCCGGACGACTTCGACGCACTCGTATCCTTCGTTCGCACCACACCCGTCGCAGGCCGCACCGCTGTCCAGGCCGCCTACGTCAACTGCAGTAACAACGCAGGCCACACTCTAGCCACCAGGCCCAACGCTTTCCGAGCCGCCGGTACCGCAGCCGTCGTTCCAGGAGCACCCCCAGGACCACCAGGACCACCAGGACCACCAGGAGGCGGAGGAGGCGCTCCACCAGCACCCATGGCCGGACAAGCCACACTCGACGCAGTCATCGCCGGAATGCGTGACGACGCCAATGTCGTTTACGAGGCGAACTCCGTGGCCACTACAGCCCAGATTAACGCTTTCCTCGCAGCCATGTTCGCACTTCCAACCTACGCTGGGGCCACCGCCGCCAACAACGGCATCGTTTTGGCCCGCTTCAACCGATATCTGTTCGATAACGGTGCGTCCGGCGCCCAAAATTTTCCCGCCCCCGCAACCATTGCTACCATCAACAACGTTGACTACGGGGCGCTCGCTATGTTGGCCCGCCAACACTGCGTCACACTACGCCGGTACGCCGCCTTTTGGTCCCCTGACCTCTACAACGAGGCCTTCCTCCGCAACAAGCCGCCCGCCAAATGGCGAAATTTCAACTTCACGGAGCAAACCAAGTGGGTCGGCTTCGACTTCTCCGGCGCGCTGGCCGCCGCCGCTCAACAACGCCGCATTCCTCTCCGCCGTGAGCTCACCGACGCCGATATGGCCATGATTGACACCAACCAGGGTGTCCACATTCGTCGCGCTCGCACCACCACCGGCACCACTGCCACAGAGCTCACGCGCGGTCGCTACGTCGGTCACGGCCAGGATCGTCTCGGGCTAGATTGACTCGCCCACACCGAGTACTGGTTGTCTAGATCCCTCGAGGTCTGGCCACCTCTACCCCCCTCGCCACGAGGTTAACTGGATGGAGAAATAGAGCACACTCCACGCAAAGTGCCAGGCGAAAGCATACCCGCCTAATGAGGTTAGCCGCGAAAGCAATCCCGCGTAATGAGGACAGCACAATCTAACCAACTGACATAGGTCTGGTGGTCTGGAGCTCCGGCGGCCCTCGCCACCCGCCGTCGCCAGCCAGCAGATGTCTTACCCCCTTTCCCCCGCCCAAAGCCCCACGGTAACAGGTGGCTCCTGTGAGAACAAGGCCTCAAGCACCGCACCCCCCGCTCCATAAATAACCCCTTGCTACGCGTTAACATAAAGCAC